TAGCCGCACCACATCCGCTTCTCAACCTCATATTCTACCACCTGGGATATGAGAGCCTGATGATGAGCTTCGAGTGCCTAGGCATCGCAACAAGCGACCCCAACGTGGCCACAGACCTGTGTGCTGGAGACTGGAACGTGCCAATCCCCCCGACTCAAGTTGACTTTAATGTCAGTTGGGGCGAGGAGAAGTGCGAGCCCAACTTCGGGACCAGGATGTTCTGGGGTATCGCTGGCGTCATCCCCACCGTCTATCGCGCATGCACCTGCAATGAGAAGGTTGCTATGTGTGGACGTGTCGGGAAGGCGCTCCCAATGCATGCGAGCCAAAACGCAGCGTCCAAGGTCCTAGGACGTTGGAAGGCAGCCATCAAGGAGTTCGCGCCTCTTTTTGAGGGACTACTAGCTAGGACATCGGTACCGATCCCTTTCCAGGATTGGGCAGCTACATTCCCACCCCACCGCCGTGACGCTTTCCTCAAGATGCATGCGGAGGGGTTTGACCCATTGCCACGCGTCTTATACGCGTCGTCATTCATTAAGAAGGAGAAGGCATTGCGCAACACCGCCGATCCGTTGATCAAAGACCCCCGTTTCATCCAGGGTTGCCCTATAGAGCTTAGTGCCTGTTGTGGCCCCTACCTGAGACCGTTCGCTAAGAATGTTAGACAGTCACTGCGGCCTGTCCAATACTCCCCACAAGAGATTGGAAGCGGCAAGCAGATTGTCTACACATGCGGTTTGACCAACGATGACATCGGTGTAGAATTTTCACGCGCAATTGACTATATCAGCGAACATTTAGATATCGACGACGAACTCGTCTTTATCGAGGACGACCAGTCAAGGTTTGACCTGCACCTCACCGAGGGACCATTCCGGTTCCTCAACTCTGTGTATCGGAGCAAGCTCCCCAGGAAAGTGGCGAACGCGCTCCGACGCAAAGTGTGTGTCGGCAGGACGAACCTTGGCACCAAGTACAGCATACCATTCACCATGCAATCGGGGTGGCCTGACACTAGTGTCGGTGACACCTTGGTAAATGCTATCATGAAATACGCGGCGCATGGCGTCGGTCAGAACTGGATTTCAATTATCTGTGGCGATGACAGCATCACGGTAACGACGCGCAAAGCGTTGGAAGCCCGTGGCGGCCCTAATGGCCTCATCACATCCTACCAATCTTTTGGAATGGAGGTCACTTTGAAGGTGTCAGACGACCCTTTAGATGTTGAATTCTGCTCAGGCCGATTCCACCCATGCCGTGGCTCGTACTTGCTCGTCCCCAAAACAGGCCGTATTCTGGCTCGCATCTGCTTTGATGTAGTAGATCGAGCACCCAGAAAGCACAATGCTTGGCTCCGTGGCATTTCGGAGACGCTGTTGCATTTTGGGAGAGTGGACCCCCTCCTTGCAGCACTCGGTAAGAACCTGGACGAACGTCTGGGCGAAGGCCTTGTGATCAAGGAGGCGGTAAACGAATATGGCCACCGTTATGGAGACGGTGTCATCCAACCTTCATGGGAGGATACGTGTATGTACTACGACGCCCACTACTCGATGTCAGAAGCAGACGTTCGAGAGTGTGTTGCCGTCATCTCCCAGTCCCAACTGGGTACATTCACGCATTCCTCTTTACTGCACCACCTCGCCATGCACGACGTGTAGTCGTGCATGGCACCCGCGGTAACCTTGTTTAGTCAGGGCACACGACCAATGTGGCCGCCGGCCTCTGTTGCGGCAGAGAACCGAAAAGTCGAGTAGAACGACGTTAAACCAACCATCTGAATAGATGTAAAACCAGTGCAGACCAGCACAATAATAAATCCGTGTGGG